ATTATTTAAAAACTAATAGTGGAGAACCCGTTATTAAAGATTCAACTATAGCTAAAAGAATTCTCCAACCATTTAATAAAACTACAATAAACAGTTTAACAAAAAATGAAGTTAAAAAAACTTATGGAGATTTCCTAAATACTATATATTCCTCTGCTACATATAAAGGTCCTACATTTAGAAATCAATTAAAAGGCTCTACATATAACATACCTGGAAGTATAAAATATTCAGATACTAACTCAGAATTTGGAAATGCTTGGCAGATAGTATCAGGAATATCAGATTCTAATGAAAATATTAAAAAACTTGAAAGTGAATTCTACGCGGGATATGTAGGGCTTTTTACAAGTGTTGATGATGTTTCCGATATAAACCCAACATATATAACATTTGGTCATTTTTTATGTTTAGTTCAACATTTATGTATTTTTACTGAAGGTGATGGTGATACTACTAACTCTACCAATTATAAACCTTCTGTTTATATAGATTACAATCCTGAAAATACCATTATATCTAAAGGTAAATTAGAGGCTAGTATTGACCCTACTATATGTTTAATTCCTTGGAATGTAGCAGATAGTGTGGTTGATGGTCAACCTAGAAAAACATTAAAGCCATTTTTTCATCCTTTAGATGTGGCTAGTATAAGTGGTTATAGTTGGTTAAGTAGTAGTGATAAACAAGGAAATATCCTTAAAAACTTTCTAGCATATCCTGAAAAGAATGCTGTAAACAATATAATGGGAAGTGGGAAAGGATTTGAGGGAAAATTATTTAATGTATTAGTTAATATAGATTTTATACTTGGTAAATTAAAAAACCTATCAACCCCCGATGGAAGTATAGTTTTAATTGATCTTATGGATGGTATATTAGATGGGATTAATTCAAGTCTAGGAAACTCTAATAATTTTAGAACATTTTCCGACCCCTTATATCCTGTTATTAGAATAATAGATGAAAACTACATTGAAACTCCTACAGAAAAAGAATTAATCACAATTCCTAACTTTGGTTTAAAATCTATAGTATATGATTATGGTTTTACATCACAAATAACCCCTAAACTTGCTTCCCAAATTGTAATAGCTACCCAAGGGTTACAAAATGGAGGGATAAAAAATTTCCCTGATGATGTTTTGTCTTACCAAAAACTAAATCAAAACGTTAGAGATAGATTCTCCAACACAAAACAACCCTCTGTTGTCCCTAGTACTTCTTCTAATAGTCAAAGTGAAGCTAGATATTTAAAAAATTTACAAATACTATATAACCACATATATAATGTTTATTCTAATGATGCAGGTAAATCATTATCAACAACCACCATCTCAAATTTAACTAATTTATATAGTGATTTACAAAATAAACAAAAAAAATTAGAAAACTTAAAAGGATCAGCTAATATTCTTATCCCTATAGAATTTAATATAACCCTAGATGGAATATCAGGTATATTACCTTATAATGCTTTTAAAATAGAAGACAATAGATTACCTAAACAATATAAAGGGAGAGTAGCTTTTGCTGTATTTTCAATAAATCATAACTTTGATAACAATCAATGGACTACCCAATTAAGAGGATCTACATTAATGTTAGACAATTCGGGAATTAAAGATAATAAAAAATCAAATACATCCCCAGAGGTACCATTAAAACAACCACAAAATAAAATTTCTATAGAACAACAAACAATATACCCTGGAGTAACTAATCCTTCATTTTTTGATAATATAAACCAACCAACACCAAACAAATCGTCACCAACACCCTCTGATTCACTCAACGAATCCCCCTCCTCTAATTCCCCACAACCTCCCAACCCATCTTCCCAAACTTCTGAAATTACAGCAATTATGAATTTCTTAAAAGAAGAAGAAGGATTTAGACCAACCCCTTACTTTGATGTAACTAAGCTTAGGATTGGATATGGAAGTGATACTATTACTAGAACTAATGGGAGTATAGAAGAAGTAATAGCTGGAAAAGTGGTAAATATAACAGAAGCAGAATTAGATCTTAAAAGAAGAATAGAAAAAGAATTTAAACCTAAAGTAGTATCTAGATGTAAAGAATTAGGGGTAGATTATATCCAACTACCTCTTAAGGTTAAAGTAATATTTTTAAGTTTAGCTTATAATTATGGTACATTATTTTACGATTTTATAAGATCATACATTAATAATGGTGTTCAAGGTTTAATAAACGAATTAAATCGTAGAGCGAGCTTAGGACCAGGACAAGTCCCAATACGTAGAGCAAAAGAAATTAAATATTTACAAAATAATTAATATGGCATATTACCCTAAAAAAATGGTAAATACAGGTTTATATACCATAGGAACTGAATATATAGACCCTTTAACAGGACAAGCATATACAGGATATTACCATCAACTATATGATGATAAAGTATTTACGGGAAAAGATCCAACAGACCTGAACCGAAGATTACTAACCCAATCAACCCCCTTATCTCCATCAAATAGTCAAATCCTTCAAATTAAAAACAATCTTGATTATAAACAATTAAATCAACCAAACCAAGAAATATATGAATTTGGTAGAGACCCAGAATATTATTCATCAATCCCAACATCCGAAGATTACAGAAGAGGGAATGTAATACGCTACTTTGCTAAACGTAAAAATGAAAACCCAATCCAAATAAGAGAAATTTCTAAACGATCCTTTGAAGATATATCTAAACAAGGGAAGTTGTATAATTATGCTTTATGGAATGTAATTAGTATTTTTTGGAAAATAACAGGTCCTTTAAATGATTCTAAAGATCAATATGGTATTATAAAACCTGGTATAGTAAACACTAATGAGAGATTAAGAGAAGTTGCTAACCAAGGAATGAGAGGTATAAAATCATATTTAAGTAATTTAATACAATATTCAATAAAGCCAAATCTCGAAATTATATCTAACCAATATACTGGGGGTGGGGATCTTACAATAAAACAAAATAACAATGATTATAGAGGGTATTACCATATAATGGCTGATGGTACTATTAAAGATGGAACTAATTCAAACCAATCACAAAATCAAATTTTACTTATAGAAAATGTTCTATTTCAAAACCAAATAAACACTTTAGTAAAAGAATCATTAAGTAAATTAGGAGTAAATTAAAAGAGATTGTATATTTAATATATAATAAAAAGGTTATGTTTTATATTGTTGAAACCCAACAACAACTTAATAATTTATATTGCTTAGGAGATAAATGTTATATAAGCATTATTCCTATGAATGATGAATATCATTCTAATCTATCATCCCCCTGTCTTATATATTTTAAAACCTTACAAAGTAATGGATATATTTTTCCAATCAACCACTCAGAGGCATTTAAATTATCCTTTGAAGAAGTAATAAACTGGATAGACTCTAAGTATAAGGAAATATATACTTTAAATAAAAAAGAATGTCTTTACTATTTTAACAGTGATAAATTAATAGATATACAATATGATAATAATAGAAAACATATTAGTGGGATACGTGATTGGTATTATAACTTATATCATAATAAATCTTTTATTAATTCCCTCATCCCTATTTCCAAACATTATGAAGAACATGAAAAAACATTTGAGGAAATTAAAGATATAATAATATCCCCAACACCCCCACAAAAAAATAAAATATTCCCTGAAATATTTAAAAAAATAGAGGAAGTAGGTATTAAAATAGATCCTATTTTATTTGACAAATATTTTAAATATAATGATAAAAATTGGTTTATAAAAGATAACACAGTTTATACTAAATACAATCTATATAACCTAACAACACGACCAACCAACTCCTTTAATGGAGTAAACTTCTCAGCATTAAATAAAAATGATGGTTCTCGGGAAGCTTTTATACCTAAAAATGATTTATTTTTTGAATTCGATTATGATTCTTACCATGTGCGTATTCTAGCCAAACTCATTAATTATCAACTAGATGAAACATCAACTCATACCCAATTGGGCCGTATGTATTTTAAGAAAGACGAGTTGACAGACGCCGAATATCACCAATCAAAAGAACTCACATTTAAGCAATTATACGGAGGAGTATTTGATCAATATAAAGACATACCATTTTTTAAATCTATGACAGAATATGTAGATAAAATATGGGAAGAATTTAATTTAAAAAAACAATTAGAGTTATTTGGGGGGAAAATACTTACATATGATCAAATTATTAACCCAACACCTAATAAATTATTAAATTACATAATTCAATCTTTGGAAACTTATAATAATGTAATATCTGTAAAACGAGTTATAGAATATTTGGATACTAAAAAGAGTAATGTTATATTATACACATACGATTCATTTTTAGTTGATTATTCAAGGGAAGATGGAGATGAAACCTTAAAACACATTAAAAATTTATTAGAGCAAGATGGGTATATAATTAAGGTAGAATATGGTCCTAATTATGGTTCTCTTAAAAAATTATTATAAATAATAAACATATCACAATATAATTAATTTAGATTTATACCTAATGAACAAAGCTTACTCATTTATTGAAGATCTCCGTATATGTATAATTAATGAACCCTCATTAATAAGTATGGCATCTTCAAATAAATTATTTTGTACTTTTACTACTAAAGATCAACTTGAATCTGTAGTATCTAATATAAAATCACAATATCAAATCCTTTTTAATAAAATATTTATTCTTTATATTAAGTCTACTGATGAATACGTATGTACCTACAATGTTGATTCATTTAACATGTCTAATGTAATCTTAGATGATACTATATTACTACATAGAAAAAAAGAATCAAATACTCTTTACAGTTTAAATGGAATGAATTGTGTAATTAAATTACTAAATGAAGGGGCCTTAGATAATAAATTTATGATTCCTTGGATGGAATATAAAAATTGTATTTTATTATCTACCAATGGTCAATTAAGACGATTAGATACAAAAATTTACGAAATATTAAATTTCTAAAAAAATATTTGGCTATATGAAAAAGCCTTATTATATTGAAGTGTTATAAATTAAAATAAACAATTAGTTATGGATTTAAATGTTATCTCAAGTAAGTTAGAACAACTAACAACACCCCAAAACCAAGGCTCAGGCCAAAAAACAGATCGCTCCCTCTACTTTTGGAAAGCACAAACAGGTAAACAACAAATTAGGTTTGTTCCTTCAGTTATGAATAAGGACAATCCCTTCCAAGAAGTGTATTTCCATTATGGTATTGGAGAGAGAACAATGATTTCACCTATTAACTTTGGTGAAAAAGACCCA